TGAAAGTTCTTCGTATAATGCCATCAATTGATATTATTGAGTTTGGAGTTGAAGATATTGTTCGTTCTGGATTAGTTAAAGAGTATATTCTTGCAAAAATGGAAGTAGGTGTATGAGTTTTATTCATTGCAATTTCCTTGGTGATCTTGAATTAGAAAAGAAAGAAGAAAATGGCATCCGTCTCTATCATCTTCCGAATGGAAATTGGGCGCCTTCTATCACAACAGTTACTGGTAATTTTAAGAAAGAAAAAATCTTAGAATGGCGCAAGAGAGTTGGTGAAGAAAAAGCAAATCAAATTAGTCGTAAAGCATCTGCAAGAGGAACTGATTTTCACCAAGTCTGCCAGGATTATCTTGAAAACAAAGAATTGGTCTGGGAAAATTATAAACCCCTGACAAAGTTTATGTTTTTTCATGCAAAACCATATCTTAATAAGATAAATAATATTCATGCGATTGAAAGAACTCTTTATTCGGAATACTTTGGAGTTGCTGGTAGAGTTGATTGTATTGCCGAATATGAGGGAGAACTTGCAGTAATCGACTTTAAGACTTCTGATGAAATTAAACCTGAAGAGTGGATTGAAAATTACTTTGTTCAGGAAATGTTTTATGCTGCGGCGTATTATGAACTGACAAAAATACCACCGGTCAAACTCATTACAATTATGGTAACTCCAAATGGTGATGTCGAAATATTTGACAAAAGAAACAAAGGGGATTATATTAAGTTATTAATCAAGTATATTAAAAAATTTGTCAAAGATAATTTTCATGAAGGATCAAATTTCCAAAGCATTTGAAGAAAAGTTTTTATGTTCAGATAAATTTTCTCAAAAGATTGAGACGATTGTAAGAGAAAATCAAATCTCTTATATTGATGCAATCATTCAGTTTTGTGAAGAAAACAGCGTTGAAGTTGAAACCATTCCTAAATTGCTTTCAAAACCTCTAAAGGAAAAGTTAAAGTTTGAGGCAACTCAACTTAACTTTCTGAAGAAGACAAGTAAAGCAATGTTGAAATTTTAATGACACCTTTTGATTGTTATAAAACATATCTTGCATTTAAAAATCATTTCACCAAAGACACATACGATTACCATAAGTATTGTGGTAAATCCAGAGCAACATTAGACTCCTTTTATAAAAGAAAGGATCGTTACTTTTTTGAAAAGACTTCGAGGCAAAGAAGTGACAAAGAAGTAGAAGATTTTTTTATCGCCAATTTTGCTCTGTGTAACGATCCGCAGTCTCTTTGGATTGGTGAGATCATTAAGAATGGAAATAAAAATTACTTGGAGTGGCAAAAGAAAATTCAAGGTCTCAAATACCTCTTCAAGCAAGAGACTGAAAATTTATTTTCTGAACAAACTTTGGATACTGTCTTTGATTGTTCCAAAGGTCATCCAGTTCTTCTGAAAAAATTCTTGACCGATAAGATCAGTCTTGAAACTTTGGTAATTTATGACAGAATATTTTTGTTCTCAAAAGACTTTAATAAAAAACTTTTAGATCCAGTATGGCAAACTGTAAGTATGAGGATTAAAAAATATACTCCGTTTATAAATATTGATGTCTTTGAGTACAAAAGAATTGTGAAAGAAATTGTGTTTGGAAACGTATGAGTTTTTTCAGTTCCGATATAGTTCAAGAAGAAGTTCGTAAACTTTCTGAGTTACAACAATCCGTTTACTCTGGAATGTTTAATTTTGCTTTAATGGATAAGGAAGATAAACTTAATCATCTTTCAACTTTAGAAGATTTAGTTGAAGCGCAAAGAGTTTTATATACTCGTTTAAGTTTGTCTGATGATCCTGAAGCACAGGAAATGAAGCAACGCATTATTGACCATGCAATTGAAATGGGAATGTCCCCTACTGCCGATCTCAGCACTCTTTTAGAAAATATGAAAGTTCTTTTAGAAGACACTAAAAAGCAGGTTGACAAGAGTTGACCTATACGATAGAATATTATCAATCCAATTAAATCCAATTAATACGGAGAATACAAATGTCTTTTTCAGATCTTAAAAAGCAATCTAAACTTGGTTCGCTGACTGCTAAACTGGTTAAAGAGGTTGAGAAAATCAGTGCTGGTGAATCAGTTGTAGATGAAAGGTTTTGGAAACCTGAGGTAGATAAGGTTGGTAACGGTTTTGCTGTGATCCGTTTTCTTCCTGCTCCTGAAGGTGAAGAACTTCCTTGGTCTAAAGTGTGGAGTCACGCATTCCAAGGTCCTGGCGGTTGGTACATTGAAAACAGTCTGACCACTCTTAATCAAAAAGATCCCGTTTCAGATTACAATCGGGAACTTTGGAATAGTGGTAACGATAAAGATAAAGAAACTGTGCGTAAGCAAAAACGCAAACTGTCTTACTACAGTAACATCTATGTTGTTAAGGATCCTGCTAATCCTCAAAATGAAGGTAAGGTTTTCCTCTATAAGTTTGGTAAGAAAATCTTTGACAAGATTATGGGTGCAATGCAACCTGAGTTTGATGATGAAGAAGCAATTAATCCTTTTGATTTCTGGCAAGGTGCTAACTTCAAACTGAAGATTGTGAAGAAGGATGGTTACTGGAACTATGACAAGTCAGAGTTTGATCGTCCTTCTGCTCTTCTTGATGACGATGATGCAATGGAAGCACTGTGGAAGAAGCAATATTCTCTTACACAATTCCTTGGTGCTGATCAGTTCAAGTCCTATGATGAACTTGAAGCACGTCTGAACTCTGTTCTGAAGAGCAAGCCTCAGTCTCGTCGGATTGATGAAGAGGTTGATGATGAAGATAATGATCGTGGTTCTTATACTCCAGATTTCTCTTCTCGTCGTCCTGAGCCAGAACTTCCTATCGTAAACTCTTCTTCAAACGATGAAGATGAAGACGATGCTCTGAGTTATTTCCAGAGACTTGCTGAGGAATGATTAGAGACTGGTGATGTTAATATTATCAGTTTTCTTTAAGTTTTCTGAAACATAATCAGAAGACTGTTTATAAGTAGAGATATCTTCAAGATCATCAATTGCATTTTGAAGATATCTTTCTCTTAAAATAAAAATATTTCTTTTATTATCATTAATTTCATCTTCATAATCTACAAAAGATACAGGCACTGCAATTTCTGAACCTGCTTTAGGAACAGTAACACCCAAATTTTCGTCGTAATATTCCAGAGCAGCACTTCCTGCAACTGCAAGCCTATCATAAAAAGTTTTATCAACAATTAATCCCGCATTTTGAACAATTTGATCAGAAGAATTTCTAACTTCTAAAGTTTTATAATACTTAACTTGATAGAATTCCTCTTCTGACCCATACTTTTGAATCAGATAATCATAGAACGCCTGTTGGCTGAGAGGCCATTCATTATAAACATCAAGAATATTATTCGTGGTTAAGATAACCCAATCGTAAAGTGGAGATCCATAAAACTTTTCGGATACTTGATCTGGTCTTTCATCACCAATGATTGAATATTTTGTAAAAAATGATGCATTTTGAAAAATATCTGCACGAATTTTACCTCTACGAAAGAAATTCTTTGCAGTAGTTTTATTCAAACTTGAATTACTATCTACAAGTTTAGAATGATATTCTAAATTTGGAAGTGTCTTAAAATACATTTTAGTAACCTATGATAGTATCTTGAGAGAGTGGATTTCCATCAGAATTTTGTCCTCCCAATTCTTTGTCCAATTCGTCATAATCATCATCAAAAATTGGTGAGATTTCTGCAAAACTTAAAGTCATATCATATGCAACCATAGAACCATCACCATATGTCATATATGATCCATCAGGAGTATAATTTACGGATATATTTTGAAGAGCACATACTTTTAATACTGGCAAGTATGGATGTGGAGATTTTCCTTCTTGACCAATAACTTCACCACTTTCACTTATAACTGGTTTGGAATAATAAAATTTTACTCTAAACACATTTGGTGAAGAAAGAAATATGCCTCTAATTCCTCTTTTAACTGACATTCCTTGCTTTAAAGTTCTCACAATTTTTTTAATTCCATTTGCTTCTTTTTGATTTCTTGGTGTCATCTTAAAAGAAAACGTAAAGCTTCTTAAAGAAGGACCTTTGAAAAGAAGTTCTGTATTTGGATTGACAATTGCACCTGTTGTGCGAGTTAAAGTATTATTAACACCAAGAATTCTGTTGATAATTTGATTATTTAAAATTGTTTTGGCAGCATCTGCGTTATTTCTAAGTGTGTTTGCTGCTCTACCTGCTTCTGCTCCAACACCGTTTAGAAAATTTCCACTATTCAAAATACCACCAATTGCTGTTGCACCATAAGCTTGAAGTGCCGTTAATTCGCCTCCATCTGTCCAGTTCACTGGATTTGCATCAATTAAATTTGCTGGTATAGGTAAAGTGATTGTGGTTAGCACTGCTTCATTTTGAGATCTTTCATCAATTCTTGGCAATCCCAATTCACTGTTTTGAAGCATTCCGGAATCTGCATCACTTGAAATTGCACCTAAACCAAGATTTTTTGATGGTACATATCTTATCATTTCAAGAACTGTGTAATCATTTCCATCATAAGTTTCTGGATATTTTAAGTTTTTTTCATAGTTTGTTCTAGCTTTTTCTCCTTTGCTGATCGTGTCTAAAATCTGTTTATTTTGTTCCGAACTTACTGGGGACACACTACTTCCACCAGAACTGGATCCTGCAGGTGGGTTTGTTCCTCCTGGTCCAGCTCCATCTGAGTTTTGATCTGGTGATGTAGATGCTGTTTTTTTTGTTTGTGGAAATATTTTGTTTATTTGCTGCTCCGTTAAACTTTTATCTATTGTCGATTTTAGATCTTTATTTAAAGCTGATTTAGTTGCTATGTCTTTTTGAAGTTTAGTTGACAGAGATTGTCTTGCAGTTGAATTGAGACCAACACCAATTGCGTTAGTGTCTTGTTTTACACTCCATCCTGTAGATGGATTATAAACAGCAAATGTAACATCTCCGCCAACATTTGGGTGAACTAAATTTATAGATCCTGCGTTTGGTCCAGTATATGTCACCTCTTGTTTTACATACCAAGTTTGTGTGGGATTTCTTGGATTGCCCGTAGGTAATGCAATATTAAATCCTGTAGTTGTTTCGCTCCCTTTTGTTGTTGCCTGAGAGCTTTGCGTTACTGGCATTTTATTACTTTTTTTAAGTATTTATCCTGAACTTTTGATAGTTTAATGACAAAAGAGTATTTAGTTCTTCTTTGTGAACTCTATGCAAGTTACCAACTAACTCTAACCAAGTATAATTATGTGGAGATCTTCGATGAAAATTATATCCCCTAAATCCCCATCTAAAAATATCTGATACCACAACTAAAGGATATTGATCATACTCAATGTCTGGTGTTTTAGCATTATAAACAAAAGTATATAAACTTCCCACATCTGGAATAACATCAATTTCTTTTAATAATTCCATAATATCTAACATCTTATCATCTGGATCTCGATAAGATTTAATTTTTGATGCATCTTTTTCTGAGATACGGTTCATAATGACAGTTCTCTTTCTGTAATGATTTTAAATTCCATCATATGATCTTTACACCACTCATCAGCTGCTTTCCACTTTGCTTGATTTTTTGCATAAGTTAAAGTTTCATTTAATAATGTTTTTTTTCTTTTATTTTTTGTGACAACAGGTTCTTTTGTTTCTCTTAAAGGTTTAATTTCTACAACTGCTTTTTTAATTTCTCCACTTGATGAAATATATTTTACGCAAAAATCAGGAAAGTATCTCCTGACTTTTTTTGTTGTTGGATCAAAGTAGGGTATGAAAAATTCTTCAGAACTATATTCTAAAATGCTGTCATTAGTATCACACCATTTCATAAATTTAAGTTCCCAACTACTTCTATAAATGATATTCTTAACATCACCTTGGTATTTTTGTGGGTTTTGTGGGTGAAATCTTCCCTGATAATATTTTGAATCTCTTGGCATTTTATTTAAATATTTACTAAAAACTTCTCTACATAGTATATAATCACTAAAGAATATTTATTTCTAATGGCAGGGAATGTAGCATTAAGGCACTACAAAACATCTGATTTAATCAGCAAGTTTGGTAGGCTTGCTCAAACCTCCCAGTATTATGTTTTAATTTCTCCGGATTCTAAAAGAGCAATTGGTGCTCCTTCTGATGGAACCCCAGAAAGATCTTTTAATTTTGATAGACTATTTGCTGGTGAAGATCTTGGGATGCTTTGCAATGAAGCATCTCTTCCGGGAAATTCTTTTGCAACAACTGAGATGAATACGGATTTTCCTGGAGTATCTCAAAAGTTTCCTTATAGAAAAATATATAACGACCTTCAACTTACTTTTTATGTGGATTCCAGTTATAAAGTCATTAAATTTTTTGAAAGTTGGATGAGTTATATTGCGAGTCCTTTTGGATATGGTCAACCACTCTATGAAGAAAGTGGTCAAAAAGCATCTTTTAGATTTAATTATCCAGATTTTTACAAATGTAATATTTTTATTGCCAAGTTTAATAAAGATAATCAATTGGGAAACAATATTGCATATCGTTTTGTAAATGCTTTTCCAATTGACATTACATCAATGCCAGTTTCATACGATAGTTCTGATATATTAAAATGTTCTGTTTCTTTTTCTTATGATAGATATATTTTTGATCGTGAAGGAAAACTTACAACAATACCTAAAACACTTTTGAATGGAAACGAGCAAAAATCATCTTCAGAACAAGATATAGATATTTTAAAATTGCAGTCATTCTCAGTATCGCCAAATGAAGCAGATTTGGAAAAAAATTACTTTAATTCCATCTATGGTGAGTCATAAATAATCACACTGAAATTCTATAGGTCATTATGCCTTTACCAAAAATTGCTACCCCAACATATCATCTTGTATTGCCATCTACAAAACAAGAAATTAAATATAGACCATTCTTAGTTAAAGAAGAAAAGGTTTTAGTTCTTGCATTAGAAAGTCAAGATAATAAGCAAATCTCTACAGCAATTAAAACAGTTTTAAATAACTGTATTATCTCAAAAGGAGTTAAGATTGAGCAGTTACCAACTTTCGATATTGAATACTTATTCCTTAACATTCGTGGCAAATCTGTTGGGGAAGAAGTCGAAGTAACTATTATTTGTCCCGATGACGAAGAAACAACTGTTCCTGTAAAAATTGCACTTGATGAAATTCAAGTTCAGGAGAATGAAGAGCATAACAAAGATATTAAACTTGATGCCCATTTAACTATGAGACTAAAGTATCCATCTTTGGAAGAATTTATCAAGAACAATTTTGACTTTAATGGAAGTAATGCAAACATTGATCAATCATTTGATTTGATTGCATCTTGTATTGATGTTATTTTTAATGAGGAAGAAACTTGGACTTCTGAAGATGTAACTAAAAAAGAAATGGTTGAGTTTCTTGAGCAACTGAATTCAAATCAATTTAAACAAATTGAGAAGTTTTTCGAAACGATGCCAAAGTTAAGTCACAAGATTGAGATTACTAATCCAAAAACTAAAGTTAAGAGCACTGTCGTTTTGGAGGGCTTAGCATCTTTTTTCGGGTGAGCATGAATCACATAGATTTGGAGTCATATTATAAAATTAATTTTGCCTTAATGCAATATCATAAATACTCTTTGACGGAGATTGAAAATTGGATTCCTTGGGAACGAGAAGTCTATGTTGGTTTATTAAAACAACACTTAGAAGAAGAAAAATTAAAGCAACAGCAAAATGGCGGTTGAACAAGTAAGTGTAAATATACTAAGAATACTTGGACTTGAAGCAACCGATGAAGTTGATATGAAGTCCTATAAAGGATTTCTGCGTGAAAAATTGGTTGAAATAAGTATGGGAAAGGGGGGGTTATCTCGTGAAGATGAGATGACAATCCGTGAAGAGTTTCAAAGAGTTAAAGGATCAACTGCAACCAAAGTTAAAAAAACAACTATTAATCCTCAAGCAGTTTTTAATAGGCAATTGGGTGCTGGTAGTGGAGGATTAGTAAAGTATAAACCACCAGCACCAGGATCTCTTGCAAGAAGAGTTCTACCACAACAAAAATCTGAAGAAAGTGGCATCTTAGATAAGATTTATTCAATTGTAGTGTCAATTAAAAATGCTTTAGTTAAAGAGGAAAATCTTAGAAAAAAAGCAGAAAGAAATAGAAGAGTAAAAAAAGATAAAGAAGATAAAGCAGCAAAAGAATCTTCTTTAGAAAAAGCAGCAAAGGGTATAGTAGGTGCTTTAGAAAAAACTTTTAAACCAGTTGTCGATATTTTTAAAAGAATTCGTGATGCTTTAATTCTTTTATTTTTGGGATGGACTGCGAATAGATTACTTGATTGGATACAGGATCCAAAAAATCTTAAAACGTTCAATGCAATCGTAGATTTTCTTTCCAGAAATGCTGGAAAACTATTGTTATTATTTGTTCTTCTCAACAATCCACTTGTTAAAGTTGTGAGATGGTTGGGAAGAAATATGATTTCATTCCTTGTGAGAATGATTGCTGATCTTGCAAAAGGTAAAGGACTTCTCAATACGTTAAAACGAGGAAGAAGAGGTGGACTTTTAGGTGCTGGAGCCCGGGTTGTAACCAATCCTTATGTTGCTGTTCCTGCCGCTATGGCTGGGATGAGTGTCCTTGCAAATGAAGTTACTGGACAAAGACGGGCAGCAGGTGTTCAAGCAGAAAATAAAGCACGAGCTCAATCTGGACAAGGATTGGGTGTTCGGGGTGTTGGTGGAGTTGGTGATTTGGGACCAACAACTCCATATGGTAAGTTTCAAGGAACTGGTATGATGGGTGAACAAAATTTTGATGATGGTGGAATTGTTAGAGGTCCTTCTGGAATTGATAAAGTTCCTGCTAACTTAACTGAAGGAGAAGTTGTTTTCTCCAAACCAGCAGTTAAAACTTTTGGTGAAGACTTCTTACTTGCAATGAATAAACTTGGTGGTGGAACAAATCAACCAACTTATTCTGGTGGTAGAATGTATGCTTCCGGTGGTGGATTAGTTAATCCAGTTCCTTCACAAAATATTTCAAGTAATAAAGGTGGATATGCGGCTGACACTGGACTTGATATTTTAACACCCATTGGATCAAGAATTGTTTCTCCTGTCTCTGGAACTCTTGAATATGCTGAAAGAGGTCATGTTCGTCAAATGGGTCAAGATGCAAATCCAGATATGCCAGGAATGCAAGATCAGCACAGTGTTCGTATAAAATTAGATAGACCTTTTGAGTATGCTGGCAAAAAAGTTAATTTCTTTTATGCAACTCACATGTATGATCTTGCAAAATCCATAAAAAATAAAAGTGGAATGAGAATAAATGCCGGAGATTTTTTGGGATTAAGTGGTGTTGCAAATAATACTCCACATGTTCATGTTGGGTTTGTTGAAGATCGAGAGCAAAATACTTTTTTAAATTACAGGCAAGTTAGATCTCTTTTGACTGGAGCATCTGTTAAAGATTTGGGTGGCGATGTTGAACATGGAGATGTGGCAACTCAAGAGCAAACTCAATCTCCTATGACCTTTGCCAACGAAAGTGATAGACGGTTATACACCGCATACTTAAATTATATCACTCAACCAATGGGAAGAGGATTAGATATTCGTCCAACAATTGATCAGGTTGTCGGTGTTCCTGGATCTGCCGGACCAAATCAATCTCCAAGCAGTGTAATTCCTTCAGGTTCTGCCACACCTGGAAATCCTCAAGCAACTGTGGCAGCTGCTAACAGGCAAATTGCTTCCCCTACTCGATAAATTATGGCAATTTCTCCTCAAAAGTTATTACCACAATCTGGAGCAACTGGTATCAAACTTTCATCATCAATTGTTAAAACTTCTAATTTAAGTAATATTAGAGCAAGAACACCAAATATTGAGAATGAAACTTCAACGCCTGGTGGCAAATTAGTTGCAATTTATGAAAGTTTAGTTAACATCAATGATATTTTAAATAAAAGAAGTAAAGATGATAAAGAACAAGTAATACAGAAGAAACAGCAAGAGGATAAAAAAGAAAAAAAACAAGAAGAGGATAAATTAGAACTTAAAAATAAAAAACAAAAGATAGATCTCCCAAAAGTTCAAAATCCATTTGCAAGTTTCTTTGACCGTCTTAAGAATGCACTGGTTCTTTTGTTTGTTGGGTGGTTAGTCAACAGGTTTTTTGATTATATACCAAAAATTTTGGAAGGTGTCTCTAATTTTATGAAGACACTTGAAGATATTCGTAAGTTTCTAAAACCCGCAACTGATGCTTTAGGGTCTGCACTTTATAATGTAACTCTTGCTGGTACTAAAATGTTGGGTGCCATTACTGGAGCACAAATTGATCAAAATGAAAAGAACCTTGCTGTAGCAATTAATGAACTTGATAAGAAGTTCAGTATTGTAAATGCTTTGATGACAGGAATTATCATTGGTGATATTTTTTCTGCTGTTGCTGATGGATTGGATTTATTTGAGAGACCTGGAAAAACTCCTTCAGTTGATCCAAAAAAAGTTCCAAAAGGTGTTCAACAAAGATATTTCCAAAGGTTTGGGAGGAATGCTTTTATTCGTAAGTTTGGTGAAGAAGCAATTGAAAATCTTCCAAGAAATATGCAAAGAACTGCTATTCAAAGAGGAGCGAGAAATGTTGGAGCAATGGCTCTTCGTGGTGCAAGAAATGTATTTGGAAGAGGTGCCGTTAGAATAGCAGGAAAAGTTTTTGGTAGGATACCTATCATTGGTGGTCTTATTGATTTTGTTATTAATCTTGCAATGGGTGAAAAACCAGGAAGAGCAGCAGCAAAAGCAATTGGTGCCACTGTTGGTGCCGGACTTGGAACCTTAATTCCTATTCCTTTTGCTGGTACAATTCTTGGTGGATTTTTAGGTGATTTGTTGGGTGGTGCAGTCTATGATATGTTTGCACCAAAAGATACACAAAAGAAAAAAGGTCCAAAGAAGAAAACAGAAAAACCAAAAGGATATTTCCTTGGTGGATTAGTTAGTGGAGTTGGAAATTTCTTTTCTGGAAAATCTACAAGAGTTTCGAAACCATCCTCTGGAACAGGACTGTCCCAAAAATTAGTACAACAAACTCCAACTTATTCACCCACAATTAAACCACTTTCAATTGATCCAATTTTAGTAGATAAAATTGGTGCTGAAGTTCTTAAGGGATTTGTCGGTGTAAGTAATGCATTATCCTCTGCACCATTCGTTGGTCCATTTGCTGCTCTTGGTATAAATCTTGCACTCGGAAAGGAAAGATTTAATAAGTCAACTGCACTTTCCGTTGCTGCTGGAATAGGAAATCTTCTTGGAAATCCTTTAGCAGTTGGAATTTATAACTTTTTAAATAAAGCTATGCCAGGTCTTGGTAACTTAGTTCAAAAAGTTGTTGGTAAGAATTTTGGTGAATTTTTATCTGGAATAATCACTCAAATTCTAGGGACAGAACTTTATAAACAAATCTATCCAATGATTGATTTTATTAAAAATATAATGAATATTGCTCAGGAAGAGGCTAGAAGAGAAGCAACGAGACTTGATGGTGACAACGAATTGGATGCAGCTGATTTAGCAGCAATTAAAGCTTCTGGGGCAGATAAAAAAGCAGCAGCACACTTAGCAACGTTAGAAGCAACCACACCCCAACACGTTGCTGATGTATTTCAAGTTATTTTGAATAGAGCAAAGGAGCAAAGTGGTGGTATTGCTGCGGTTATTACTGCAAGGGAACAATTCACTCCTTATTCTGCTGCATTGTATGGTGGAAGTCCAGGTGATCCAGCTGCATCGGCAAAGTATGGTAAACTTGGATTAACAAAAAAAGAATTGTTTGAACTTGCTGGCAAAACAGATGGATTAGAGCAATTGGTAAAAAGATTTGGTGCGGGCAATGCTTCAGTTGCAGGACAAGTTCTTGCCGATTTTGAAAAAAATGGGCCTTTATCTAAGTCATCTAAAAAATTTGTAGGCGGCGCACAATATTTTCTTGGATATGCTAAAAATACTCCAGATGAGAGAAGAAGACCTGATGGCGGAAACTTCTTTAGGGATGCATATGGTGGAGGTAAATTTACAGAAACCAATACTAAACCACCAAAAGGTAAATTTGTAGAAACTAATATCAAATCAGCAAATATTAAACCATCAAAACCACAGTCGATGGCGGCAATGTCATATCCAAGAGTTTCTCAATTTGCATCTTATGATAGACCATCCACAGTAATTCAACCAATTCGTCAAGTTGTTTATGTTCCTATGTCTCAGCAACAATCTGGTGGAGTTGTAATGGTTGGTAGTGGGGGTGTAAATAATACAGATTATCAAATCGCAGCAATTAAAGCAGCACTATAATGGCAAATCCTGATTTAAAATCAATAAAAGAATCTAAATTTATTAAGTTCTTTGTTAACAAAGGAAGTGGAGTAGAACTGTCAAATGGTATATCTGAGATTAGTTATTATGAAAGTATTTTATCTGCATCTACTTCTATGGAAGTGACTTTAATGGATGCTGGTGGTGGTAATATTAATGGTAGACAGACAAACGTTCTTTCTGGATTTTTGAGAGGTGGTGAAGAGATTGAAATTATTTTAGAGGATTCTCAGGGTATTAAATTAAAACAAAAACTTTATACAAATACAATTCAATCTGGTGATGTGGGGACTCAAAAAATTTCTCTAAGTTTATCTTTATTCCCCAAAGAATATTTGTCCAACGAACAAACGAGAGTTGTCAAAAGATATGATGGTAAAATATCAGAATCAATTAAAAGTATTCTTAAAGACCCTACTATTTTTGCAC